TATGGAGATTGTAATTTAACTGGTGCAGGATTTGAAAAAGTGCTAGATTTTGCAGATTACGGAGTAAGTGGTAGCGTTGGCGGCTACATGAAAGATACCGTTATGACGAAAGCGGGACGTTTCCCGGTAACATATACAGGCAGCAGCTCAACATATCTGTGTGATTACTTTTGGTTGAATACAGGCATTGTGGCTGTGCCTCTTGTGGGCGGCAACTGCCACTACGGGCTGAATTGCGGGGCTTACGTGTACTTGAACAACACCGCTGGCGATGCGAACTGGAACATTGCGCCCGGTCTTTCTTGTGAAATGCCTGCGGCTGCGGAGCAGTAAAGGGGGAACGGGGGATTTTTCCCCCGCACCCGGAAAGGAGAACATACAAAAATGAACAATGAAAATTTTGCCGGAATTATGGGAACGGTAAAGCAGGCAGAGGTAACAAGCGGGGTATGCGGATACGACACAGAAAACCGCTATGCAGTGCTGCGGGTATGTGTACCGAGAAAAAGCGGGGCAGAGGATACGGTAATTGTAGCTGCAAAAATAAAGGAAAATGAAAACATAGACGCAGAAGCAATAGCAAGAAATATGGTGGTTGGCAGAGATATTATGGCAACGGGCATTTTGCAGAAAGCCATGAACGCAGAAAGCGGGCATACGGCTGTTTTTATCCTTGCAGATCACGTTGTAACAGTAGGGTTCCCGGAATATCAGAACGGCGTGCAATTAACAGCGGAAATTGTGAATAACCCGGAAGTAAGAGAAACACCAAGGGGAAAACATATAGCAGATGTAATGCTGAAAGTGGAAAACTGCATACAGGGTGGAAACGTACATATCCCATGTATTTTCTGGCAGGAGAACGCCAGCGAGATTGCAAAGTACAAAAGAGGCACGATTGTAAAAATCACTGGCAGATTACAGAGCCGGGAGTATGTGAAAAAGTATTACGGCGATAATAACACAGAATCAGAAGAGAAAAGAACCACTTTCGAGGTATCAGTAGAAAAGATGCAGGTATGGTGGCAGCCGGAAACAGTAGAAAGGAATTAGACACAATGAAAAGCAGAATCATTTTAAACAGAGAACGCACAGCAAAGGCACAGGAAATATCAATACCGATACATGGAAAAGGCGGGGAGCTAGGCATAAAGGCAGTTACTGGGCTAGTGGGGTTGATTGAAACATTGAAAGATTGCGGTACATGTCAAGAGGTACAATCTGTATTTGACGCTATCTGTGGATATAACGCATGTTGTATTAGATGTGAGTTTATTGACGAAAAGGGCGCAGATGAACTTATGGAGTTGGTAAGTATGCTTGCTGGGCAGGAAATGGCAAGATGTAAGAATAGTTGCGGGAAAGGCACAGAATGAAATTTGCATGGACGGAAAAGGATAAAGAGCGGTTTTTTAAGAGAGCCGAAAGGCAATTAAAAGCCGCTGGCATTGATTTTGTGCAGGTAGACCGGGAACAGATAGGTGTAAAAGAGTGGAATGCAGAGAAGCAGACCGCAGGCGCAGTTTATGTATGGCTGACATCATACCCGTATAACCATTTCAGCACAAGGAAACGTGGATTATTAAAAAGGTTGGGAAATTGGGAATGTACAGACCATTTCAAGAAAGGCGGGAGCAAACCAATATATATGCACTCACGCCTTATTTACACCTCATACAGAGAGGAAAAGAAACAATGAAAAGAGAAAGCCCCTACGGTACTGGAATACCATAGGGGCAAAGCTATAAGCCTTAACAATTTGTCTAACAAAAGTATAAATGGCGTATGGCGAAAAGTCAAGGAAATTGCAGGCACAGAGCCTGCCTTTACCACTTGATAAAAGTATTAACTATCCGACAAAAGAGAGGTAAAACATATGCCGTATGTAGAGAGAGTTACAAGAGCAGGAAAGACGATAGAGGTAGAGCGTTACTTTACCAGCAGATACAAAAAGCCGGGCATAAAAAGAGGGGATAAAGTAAAGCCAACCAAGGAAGAGCAGAAAAAGGTTAATACCAGAGCGGCAGAGAGAAAATTACGATTACTGTTAAATGCCAATTTTGGGTATGGAGATTATCACTTAGAACTGGACTACATACGGAAAAAGGGACAGCCGGATAGAAGCAGGGAGCAGATGCGTAAGGACATGGATATTTTTTTACGGGAGTTACGCAAAGAGTGCAAAAAGGCAGGCATAGAGCTTAAATATGTGCATGTTATGGAGATTGGTAAAAGAGGGGCACGCCACCACCATTTAGTTATCAACAAGATTGATACAGAGATTTTACAACGATGCTGGTACAAAGCGTATGAGGGACACAATAGGGTAAAGGTATTCCCGTTAGACGATTCTGGAAATTACGCAAAGCTGGCAAGCTATTTTATCAAGTACACAGATACGCACAGGACAGAGGCAGACGGGGCATTACAGGGC